AGACTTGACAATTATATGATGAAAAATTCAACAGACGAATATGTTGAATATATAAAATTAACAAATTATTTGTCAAATATAAAAGAATATGAAGTTCAAATCCCAATGACCGCCGTTGTTTATATGGGAGCACCAAATATTGATTTGGAAAAGATGTATGAAGTTTACTTCATGACAATGCAAACAGACCCCAAATCTATTGTTACTTCTGGTCCAGATATTAACACACACCAAGAACCGGGACTACAACTTTTAAACGATCTTTTCAATAATGAAGATTTTGTTGGGTTCGTAAACGATCTTATTGACACTTTTGAGGGTGTTGAAATTTTAGAAGATGAAACCGACGACGAATCAGTTCTAGAAGGCTCTATAAACGATTCTGTGCCAGAGGAGACAAATACCCCACCCAAGCCAAAGAAACGCCGCAGAATCAAACCAGAGGCTAAAAAACTGCCTTATGATCCGAATAGCCCCCCGGAAAACCCGGAAAGTTGGTCAGACAATCCTCAAGATTATATTTAAACAGAATTTTTTAAATTTGATGGTGCGTCTGGATAAATATTATAGTGAGAATATTTAAATCTACAGGTTGCTTTTTGTAAAATTGCATCAGAACTGTCTGATTGAAACATAAATCCAGACAAAGAAATTGGAATTATATTATAAAATCTAAAACTTGTGGGCGAGCATTTATCCCCAGCATCAAAAATTAATAAAGAAGCTTGATGATGCCAATCTTGGTATAAAAGATTATGATCACTGTCATTTTCAATATTTGTAATATTTCTGATCCAAGAATAAATGCTTTTCCAATTAGTTAAATCTGAATCAACTATAAATTCTGCAGTTAGCAATTCAAATTGAATTGAAAGAGTTGGAATTGGAATTGTTGTTCCTAAAGTTGTTGGCTGTGGCTGATCTCCAATAGAAATTCCGGGGACGTTAACTTTTTGGCACATCAATTCCATTTTTTTAGTTCCTCTTCCAAAAATTAATTGAAAGTAACTGTTGTAAAGTGGATTTAAATTTGGAGAACAAGTGCTCATATTAATATTTATTATAAAAGAAAAACCTCCCGATTTCTCGGGAGGTTTTCTGAGTTTACTCAACCAAATCTATCAGATGGTGTTACCGTGTAGGCTGGTAACGGCTGTTAGACGGTAGTATTGGTTCAATCCAGTGGTGAGGGTTTCACCATCTGGTTGTGCGTTGTTGTTGAGAACGAATGGGTTAGCAACAACACCGTAGCGGGTCTTGAAGGCAATACGTGGTTGGAAAGTATTTGGATCGACTGCGCGTACCATTTGTAGCGGAACGTATGGGCAGTAGAAGATACCTGCGTCATATGGTGATTCACCCTTATAACCAGTTACAAAGAAGTTGTAACCAGCTGGGCTATATGGATCAATATAGACTCGGATCTTACCTGAAAGAACACCAGCAAAAGTGCTTTGTGTATCATCAACGTTTAGTTGAGGAGCAATTGCTGGGCTTAGGCTCATGAAACCAGACATGGCAAGAGCAGCTGCGGTATCGCTATCGCAGATGATGAAGTTACCACGGCCACGGCGTGTTTCCTTGGCGATTTGGTTGCATTCACGTTCAATTTGGAAGCTGAGGCCACGGAAGCGTTCAGCAGACCAACGACCGTCAGAGTCAACATCAAGATCGTATACGCCACCACCAGCGGTGTTTAGATCTTTTTGTACTGAACCCTTCTTAGCAACATGGTAAATTGTCTTGACGATTTCGCGGTTGATTTCGGCAAGAATTTCTGTGCTTAGAAGATTTGCTAGTTCAGCCTCTGCATCAAGACCGTGAACGGCCTTGAGATCTTGTGCAAGTTCAACTGTGTAGTTGCTGGACAGAGCGCGTGTACGAGCTTGTACTGCAACACGATCAATTGAGAAGGCCATTTGGTTCCAGTTTGCATATGGTGAGTTCTTACCAATAGCTTCACCATTTTCTGTAAGAATACCACGGATGGCATCTATGCTTGCTGGTGTGATACCAGATGAATAGTTCCAACCAGCGGAAAGACCCTTAGATGCTGCAAATGCACCTAATGTCCAACCTGAACCACCATAAGATGGTTGTGGCTCTTGGAACATAGCTTCGACATATCCGGCGGCTCCATACGATGCACCCGGTGTTCCACCGAATTGATAATTTGAGCGCATTGCAAAAATTAATCCGGTTGGAGCGGTCATCGGTTGAACGCCGCAGATATCATAGGCCATCAGATTTGGCATTGAACGACGAACCAGTGAAATTAATACTGGATCGTAGCCAGATACCTTACCTTGATTGTAAAGGCTAGAAGTGGAAGGACCACCGAGATTGGCATTGCCACCCATATCTTCTGTGAGATATTGAGTGCGCATAGCTTGTTCTTGGTTTTCAAGAAGTACTGCAGTTACTTTTTTGCGGTAATCGTCTTGGATTGAGGGAAGAGCTTCGTGTCCGAGGACAGGCTCCCATTTTTCTGTTAAAACGTCATATGGTGTATTTTCTGCGAATTGCATTTTTAAGTTTTCTCCTGTGAGTTAAAATTATTTAGAAAAATTTATTTTTAAACTTTTCTGTTTAGTCTGCCGATAGCACCAACATAATTTTCTACTAATGTTGTTGGTGCTGATTTTACTGGGGTAAATGTTTGTTCTGGTTCAACAACCTTTGCTGGTCTAGAAACACTATTAGTATTCATATAGTTTTCTCTAATGCTTACTAATTTTTCTCTATATTCTTCTGGAGAAGCAAAGGATACGTTTTCCATTAAATTTTGAAGTTTTGCGACTTGTGTGTCTGCTAGATCTCTTGTTTCAGCAACAAAAATTCCAGCACATTCAGTTAAAGAAACTTCTTTCTTTAATTTCATATTAACATTTAAAGCCTCATTCAACTTATTCTCAAGATCTCTGTTTTCTGAATAGAGATCATCAAGAACATTATATTTCTCGTTTGGAACATCAATATAATGGTTTTCGAATAGGTTCTTTAGACCGTTGATAAAGTTTTCTGCGATTTGTGTTTTAATTCCTTGTTCAACAGAAACGGCATTTTCTGTCATCCATTCTTCTACAACGAAGTCAAGATAATCATCTACCTTTTCTACAAGATTTTCAGTAATGTCTGTTAGATATGTTTTTACGTTAGAATCAACGTTTTCAACAATTAGTGCAACGGTTTTTTGAACTCTGTCTTCTACTGCAGCTTCAAAAATTGCTTCAAGTTGAACTACGGTGTCTTCAGATACGTTTTCTTCACCGAGAAGAGAAACTAAACCAGCACGGAATTGTTCACGCGCTTCCATTTTCATTTGTTCTTCTTCATCAGTATTTTCGGTTTCTTCGGTTTCTTCTACTTCTTCACCCTCTTCTTCACCCTCTTCTTCAGATGAAGCAGCAGCCATTTTCATGCCACCACCCATTGAAAGTTGTGCAGCCATAGGAACAACTGGTGCACCTACTGGGGTTGTTGCTGCCATTCCTGTTACTACTGGTGATGCTGTCATGGAACCTCTTCCTGTAGCATCGTAGTCTGGTTTACCGTCTGAAATTGCACCTAAACCCATGGCTTCGGCTGCTGCTTCAGAAATTGTATTTCTTTTCTTGTTTTTCATAATCAAAGGATCCTTTATTTTGATGTAAAATTATTTATATTGTGTAATTATTCTAAAAATTAAATTTATCAATTTTGTGATAAAGAAGTTTTTCGTTGTGGGTGAACAAGTTTTATTTTTCCAGAACCACCCATGACATTTTCTATATTTCTTTTAGCCATTTGTCCCAAATTTGCATTTACAAAATCAAATCCAGTCAACTGTTGAAGTTGTCCCAAAATAGAATCACCAAGATTTGTTAACATGGCGGTACCAGCACCTTTTGCAACATTTCTTGCAAATGATCTTGGTGCAAATTTTCTTGCAAATCCAAGCCCTCCACCCTTCATCAATCTTGCAAGAGATGGAGAAATTAAAGATAGCCCAGCTCCTCCCAGATAAAGACCTTGGGCACCAAGTTTTCCAATATCATCAGTATCTCCTAATAAAATGTCTTCAACGTTTGTAGTTGGTCTCCAAGATTGTGTTTTTTCTTTACTGAAACCCGATCCGCGACCACCATCAAAACCATCTTTTTTATTACCATAATTTTCCATAAAAAATGAAAAATTTTTAGATTCTGAAGAATTTTTGTTTCCTTCATCTAATGAACGAATCATGTAATTTTTTAAAGTTTTGTTCATGATAATTTTTTGAAGTATTGTTCAAAAACTTTTACTATGTTTTTATTGAGATTTCTGGACGAAGAATTTTTTATTAACTTATATGCTCTTTCATTATCTCTTTCTTGCCACATACCATTTTCAAAAATCCATTCTTTTCCTTCCATAATACCGTTTACAAAGGCATTTGGAGCAGAAGGATCCGCAACAATATCAATTGCAGCTAACATAAAATCCTCTTGAACTTCTTGGAAACCATTTCTTGATTTTAGAGAACCCATACCACGTGTTGAAACACCGAGCTGTGCTCCCTCATCAATAAGATTTTTTACAATTTTTCCCATTGGGGTATCAAGAACTTTTGCTTTTCCGATGATGTTATTACCATCTTCATGAAGTTCTTTTACTATATGAGAAACACGATCTAAATTTACTGTAGGCCCAGTTGGGTGGTTTAATTCGCCCAAGGCACGACCTTTAGCAACATATTCATTAATATATCTTTTGCATTCTTTTATTAAAATATTTTGTGGATAAATTCTTCCATTTCTATTTTTTTGCTCTGCTTGCATAAAAATGCCTTCAATGAAATAGTTCTTGGAACCATTTCCGGCATCTTCTTTAATATATTTGATATCTTCAGTTAATTCAGTTATCAGTTTCATTTGATACTTTCATTATTTTTTTTGCTACGTTTTTGTATTCTTCTTCCAATCTGGAAGCAACTTTGCCGTAGAGTGCTTGTGTGGCGGTGTCTTTAAAAGATACCGCGTTTTCTTCAATTACACTCTTGATCATTTCTCTGATGTTTTCTTTCATAGGATTTCCTTTGTTGATTTTGAAAAATTTATGTGTTGTTTAAAATTATTAGGATTTTTGAATACTTCGTTTACCATTCTTAAACGATTTTTTCCATTTAATTTTTCAAACAATACTTTAATATTTTCTATATCTGATTCCGTAATATTTATAATTGATTCATCTTTAAATTTAAATTTTCCGGGTTCAAAAGATTCTAAAAAAGAAACAAATCCACTAATCATCGTGTTGTTTTCTGTTAATTGAGGTTCAGCCAACATCAATTTTTTACAAATATTTTGTTTTGTTTCGGTAATACAATCGTTTAATTTAATAGAAAGGGCCTGAATAATATTTTGTTTAAAGTATTCTTCGTCTTCCCGAAGCATTTCAAAAATACCATTTTTTAATAATGTTTTTGTTATTGGTTCCATATTATTGGCCTTCCGCTTGCATTTGTTGTTGCTGCTGCATCATTTGAGCCATCTGTTCTTGTTGCATTTTTGCTCTATCTACTTCCATTTCTTTATCCATCTGTCTCAAATCTTCTTCTGTTTGTCTTAAAATATTTCTACGAATATAAGCACTAGAAAAATATTTTCCGACATATGGGTCTACAATGGAAATCATTTTTAATCTTTCAGCTAAAATTTCTGATTCTTTTAGATCCCAGAAATAATTATCTGTATTAAAAACAATTCTCATCATTGGCTTTATTTCGCGCCAATCATCATCGGTCATAACACCGCGCAAAAGCAATTGAACACGTAAGGTTTCAAGGAACAATTTTGAAAATTGGTGTCGTAATCTTTCGATAAATTTATAGAATTTTACTTCTTCTCTCGTAATTTCAACAGAACGGCCCATATTAAATCCTGTGGATTCTGATGTAAGTCTGCTGATTGGAACATTTAAAGAATTGTATAATTTTTTACGGAAGTAATCTACGTCTTCAATTTGGGACATTGCCTGTCCACCGGGAAGAGTTGAAATTTCAGTGCCACGTGAACCTTCTCTTCTGGGCAACCAATAATCTTCAAGAACCGAAAGATGATTTCTTTCATCTCTTACTTCTCCTGTGGATTGATTGTAAATCAATTTATTTCTAAAGCGACTCATCATATCTCGCATGTATTGTTCGGCTTTTTGTTTTGGTAATTGCCCTACGTCAACATAAAACACTCTTCGTTCTGGTGCTCTAGCAATTCTATAAACAAGAAGAGCGTCTTCCAGCTGTCGTAACATATTTAAAGGACGAATTGCTTTGTGAAGATATCCTAAAACTCTTTTTGTATTGAGATCTACGATACCTGAAGGAACATATACAACACTATCAAGAGAAAGGTGGAGACCGCCGGGTCCGGTCATCATATACGTTTCTCTGTCAGTATTGGTATAATGATAAAATTCTTCAATGTCTTTTATCAATGATACTGGTTGTCCCTCAACGCGATCCATTTCCTTTTTAATTTTTCTAACTTTTTTAATCTTTAGCGGATCTATTGGAACTATTTCTTTAATACCATCGGATGGAAGATCTTTATCAATTATTATGTTGTAAAATATTTTTGAATCGATGTACCATCTTCTAAAAATTTCATAAGATTTAGAATTAAAATCATAAAGATATAAGATTTTTTCAAATTCTTTTTGTATTTTTAATTTTATATTTTCTGCCAACGGTATGTTAGTCATATCCAGTTTTACTGGTCTATTGTCTGTACCGCCCACTATAGAAGCATTTACAATTTCATCTACCGCATTGTCAATTTCTGGATAAATTGACATATTTCTGTATTGAACTATTGAAGCATTTTCATCTTTTAATGAACTGGCATAGTCTAAAGCAGTTCCAAAAAATCCGCCTGCTTCGACAGTAACTGTACCATCGAACATTTCTGGTGCGGCAAAAGATTGTAATGATTTTTCTTGTTTGGTTTGTGTTTTTTTACCAAACTGGAATCCAAAGGCTTCAATTTCCATAATTAATAATTACCTTTTTAAGTTCTTGATATATTTGTTATCTGAAGATAGTCAAAAGCGATGATAACGTTAAAACTATTTAACATATTATTTGAAGACATGTTTAAATTTAAGGGATCAATTTTTGTTGGCCAGCACCCATGAAGAATATATTCTTTTAGCGGTGTGCCAGTATCATTTAAATTTAAATGTTTTACACGCCAATTGTTTGCTTTATAATTTTCATAATTTGTTCCACTTCCAACAAAAGAAACGTTAGTAGCATGCGCATTGATTTTTTCTTGCCATGTATGAAACATTCCCCACATATCTTGCTGTGTTCCAATATCGTCTAAAACATTGAATGACCACGTTGAATATTGTTTTTCACCGGGGTAATAATATTTTCTTCCAAAATTAGAATATTCTATTGTTGTTGTGGTTAACTGAGGTAAAATTGTTGCTCTTACATGAAATTTTGTAAATTTTCCACCAGTAGGAATATCACCAACAATTTCAAAACGGTTTTGCCGGGTTCCACCTAAGAAATTATTTTTGAATTCGTTAATCATAAAGATCCCCCTGATCTTAATCCCTTTGTTACTTTCATATAATCAAAAGTTAAAGAAATATTAAACGAAACAAAATTGGTTTCTCCCATACTCAGATCAATTTGTCCAACTACGTTTGGCCAGCATTTAAAAAGTTGAATTGTTCTCAAGACAGTTCCATTTAAATCTAATTGATTTACTCTCCAATTAGTTTGGTAACGATTATATGCAAAATCATTGTTTTCAACTCTATGGGTTACGTGACCATCCATGGCCTCTTTCCATTGATTAAATGCTTTCCACAAATTGTTTACGTTGTTATCATCATAAACACCAACCAACCAAGGTGTATAAGAACGATCCCCGGCAAAAGTAACAGTTCTTCCTCTATAAGGAATACCTATTGTATTAATTTGTGCACCGGGCAAAGATGAAGAAACAATTTTAAATTTTGATTCTGTATTGTTTATAGAAATACCAGATGGCCAAGAAGGAAAAACTTCAAACCTATTTGGTCTGCTTCCGCCTCTAAATCCATTTTTAAAATTTAATATTGAATTGCTCATTATTGTGTGAATGTTACGTTAATTGTGAAAGAATCTGTTCCTAGTAAAGGTTTGACAATTAACGTAATATTTAATGTTGAACTATTGTCAGTATTGTTACTTGAATCACAAATTATTTGTGTTCTTGTATTATCAAGATATGCAGAATATTGATTTAATTCAGTTTCTATATCGGTGTATACCGAATCTCTTGTTGCAGTGTTGTTAATTTCAAATGAGTATTTTAAACCAATTTGATTTAACATTTGAGTTAGTTCTTGTTTCATCTTTGCGGGGCCAACACGATCTTCTACTGTTATTGAAGATGCACCTGTTGCCCCAACTAAATCTGATCCTAAAAATCTTGGAGTATAATTTACAAAAAAGTTTACTTTTTTGTTTCTTAATGTAGTTCTTTCTGTGCTATTCCAATCGGTTGATTGGTTGAGCGAGCCATTTAAAACATATGATCTGTCCAGCCCACCTATTGTTAAAAATAGCTCGTTTCTATTTTTAGCTCTTGCAAAAAATCCAGCCACATCAGATACTGTAGATATTGTATATGACATGCTTCCATTATCTAAAAGACTG